ACTCTTGTCCTATCCCATGCCCACAGAAGTCACGCACAACAGAACATCGTTCGGACTCTGCATAAGCTTGTATAGCATGCCCTACGTCGCCCAAACGGCCGCCGGGCTTAACTGCATTAATTCCGCGCATCAAGCATTCGTATGTCACTTCTATTAATCGTTCAGCTGCACGTGGCAACTTTCCTACCCCGTACATACGACTTGAATCACCATACCAACCGTCCACTATTAGTGAGAAATCTACATTGACAATATCACCTTCGCGCAACTTAGTTGTCTCACTAGGAATACCATGGCATACAACATGGTTGATAGAAGTACAGCATGCTTTAGGATAGCCTTTGTAATTAAGTGTAGCCGAAACCGCATTATGCTTAGCTGCAAACGCCATAATAAAATCGTCTATCTCTTGTGTAGTGGTTCCGACTTGAATCAATGGCGTTACTTCGTCTAATGCCAGGGCAGTAAGCTGACATGCTTTACGCATTGCTGCAAACTCATCCTTAGTATATAGACGTGTATCAGACATTGTCGCTTTCTACTACTGCTAAAATGTCTTCTTCTTTTAATACAAGCAAATCCTCGCCGTCCTGCTTTATAATTGTACCGGCATGCTTATTGAACAGTACTGTATCATTAACTTGAACACTTGGCGGTATTCGTATGCCAAATTTATCCTTTGTGCCGGCTCCCACTGCTACAACAACCCCGCGATCACCTTTATCTGCAGATGTATCAGGAATAATTATGCCAAATTTTGAAATAGCTGTTGCATCTAATCGTTTAATTATGATTCTATCACTGAGCGGTTTTACGTTCATGTTATTCTCCAAAGTACTATAGCAGTATAGTCGCCTATCATAGATATATCAAGATACCCATATGCACTATAAATATATAGCATAATAGGAAACACTATGAAGAACATTCGAGAAGGTATTATGGGTTCAGCAGTTCGATTAGATGAATTGCCGCCACAATATAGAAACCTAAAATTCTTAGGGCGCGGCGCTACAACGATAGCATTTGAACGTGATGCTGACACTGTTTACATATTTACACGTGATGCAATCAAAAAGGATTGGTTAGTGCATGGGTTGCATATGGTTAGCCATTGGGAAATAATCGAACCAGTAAGGGCGCATCATGTTAGAGGTATGGGTGACCTTTCACTATACATGCTGATCATGCCAAAGCTGTTTAAATTGAATCCAACTAATGCAAAAGTAGTTGCTAAAGAAATACGTGACTGGAAAAATATAGCTGTGACATATAACCTTGACTATAAGAAGACCAGAGATGGCATTTACAAGGCGACTAACTATTATGAAGAGTTACATCCTAATAGTAAAATTTTACCATTCTTGGAATGGTTGTTAGATTATGATCCCGACCAGTACGGATTTGACATAGCAGCACGACAGTTCAAGCAGACTGCCCACGGGGAAATAGTGTTACTAGATCCTGTTGTTGATGCAGAATTAATGAAACTGTTTAGGAATTGGGTATACTAAACGAAAACCCCGCCCACTAGGGACGGTGTTTTGTTATATGTGTCAATGCCTCACTTATGGCAGTTCTTTTCTGCAAAGCGCGTCCAATTGGTAGGCATTGCCTTACGCAAGTCTGCAACCTTGAGCACCATGCGCAAGCTAAGATCGCGGAGCTTCGGCGCATTGTCTACAACATAGTCAACAACTTCAGCGCGTTCCTTTTTGTTGAAGTTGTAGTGGTCGAGCATTGTGGTATTCAGTGCAATGTTCTTGATGTGAATTATCTTTTCGCGCATGGTCTTGATGCCGATGTCCATGTAATGACAACGGCTAACAATCGCTTCAAGGTGGTTCTTAATGCGCGGACTGCGAACATTGTTGAAGTCCACATTTGTGATAAAAATAATGCCGCCCTGGTATTCAAAGCTGTTGGGAATGTCGGCCCGTTCAAGTGCCAAGCTCCGGGTATTCCAACTGATCGTACGCTTCTTCTTTGAGTCCAGCGCTGCCTTGAGGATGTTCAACGTATCCTCATCATACAACAGGTTGTCACAGTCGTCAAACACCAACACATTGCCAGCGTCCTTAAAATTGTACAACTTTTCATACAAAATTGATGCAGTCATATAACCACTGATAACTTCGTAACACGGATCCGAGCCGCGCAACGCAGCAACCAATGCCAAATTTTCTTCAAGTGTATCGGTAACAGTTTTGCTCTTACCGACACCTGCGCCGCCGCTAACAACAACGCCGCGCACAATATCTGATGCAACAGCCTTTGTCATTTCGCCGAGGATTTCAAATGTCTCGCGCAATTCAGCTGCAATTTCTTCATCAGTCTTTGTTGATTCTGGAATTTCATCTTCTACTGGCGCTGCCAACGTAGCACCGTCTGTTGGGCGATAGCAGTGGACACCGTCCATATAAACACGGTTACGTCCATTGCGCAAATTGTCCTTGCCGTTGCCTTCGACTGTGATATACATGCCGTCCTTGTCAAGCTTTGGACCTTCAAGCAACTTGTATGAGGCATTAACAACCTCAATACCACCACGCGTCTTACCAGTGATAACGTGTACGTAGCTGTTTATCATGAACTATTCCTTATGCTGTTTAATAAGCTGATATTAGCATCTGTAGCTATATTGTCAACCGTATTTTGGATAAAATAACAAAAATACCCATTGTATTTTCAATGGGTTACAACTGTTAAATGCACGTAATAGTAGCAAGGTGTGGTCGCTTGACATACTGCTATTACTGTGCTAATCTTACACAGTAACACATGTCTAGTATTATGTTAGGTCGTTCGGAGAAACACAACTGAGTGGTGAACATGCCAAGCCAACAATTTTACATAGATGCAGTTAAGAATGGTGCTTACCTCTTATTGCATAGGATCAAAAATCAACCTCATGATTTATGCATGATGGTTGTAAACCATGATGGCATGCATCTAAGTCTTGTTAGGGACAAGACCCCCGAAATTTGTATGGCTGCTGTTAAGCGAACTGGTCTTGCTTTGCGGCATGTTAAAAAGAAAAGACAAGAGTTGTGCATGATTGCCGTACAGCAAGACGGATGGGTAATTGAACATATAAAAAATCCAACACCCGAGCTTTATATGGCCGCTGTTCAACAACGGGGGTCATCATTATATTTTGTACCGCGCGATATGCAAACACCAGAATTATGCCTGGCTGCTGTAACAGAAAATAGTGATGCTATAGAGCATGTCGTTGGCCAACCGTTTAATCTGTGTATGCTAGCTGTCACACAGAATGGGTTGGCATTACAACACATACGGAAACAAACCCCCGAACTTTGTTTGGTTGCTGTTCAAGAGAATCCGTATGCAATACAATTTGTCGAAGATCAGACACCAGAATTATGCATGTTAGCTATATTAATGAATCCGGATGTCGCAGAATTTGCAAACGATGGGGTATTAAATGCCAATTGATATAATACAACCAAGACTGACTCCAGAATGCGATCTTAAATTAAAGAGAGCGATCAATGTGTCACACGACACTATAATGAAGACTGTTTCGGCTAACGGGCTTGCATTACAGTATGTCGACGAGCAAGACGCTGGCATTTGTATAACTGCTGTGTTACAAAATGCCAATGCATTATATTATGTCAAGGATCAACTTCTACCTATATGCGAGGCAGCAATCGGCTTGAATCCATATGTATTATCACATGTTAAAAATAAAACACCAGAGCTATGTATGATGGCTGTACGTATTAGGGGCTGTACATTGCAATATGTGGCCGGTTACAATCAAACACATGAAATGTGTCTGGCCGCTGTTAAGCAAGATGGTTCTGCAATACAATATGTTCACAATAAAACACCAGAGATTTGTTTAGCTGCTGTACAATCGGTGGGTTGGGCATTAAAATATATAGATCAACAGACTCCGGAGATTTGTCTTGCTGCCGTTAACCAAGAAGGGTATTCTATACAATTTGCTAAAGAATTGACTAGTGACATATGTTTGGCGGCTGTTAAAACCCATGGATTCTCATTAAAATATATCAAGGACCAAACACCAGAAATTTGCTTGGCCGCTGTACAACAGTCCGGATTAGCAATACAATATGTTCATCACCAAACACCAGAGATATGTATAGCTGCTGTTCGAGAATACGGTCAAGCATTGGGCTACGTCGTAGATAAATCGTACGAAGTATGTGTTGAGGCAATACAGCAAGACTGGACTTCATTGAGATTCGTACAAAATCAAACCAAAGAGTTATGTGTATTTGCGTTGATGGTAGAACCATTGGCTATACAATTTATTCAGCCGGGGATATTAGATGATTAGTGAAAAAAACTCGATCTATGTTAGCACGGGACCCCGAGAGTTTGCAGCTCATCCCCGAGCCGACTATTGACGAATGCATGCTTGCACTTTATTTTGATCCACACACCTTGCGACTTATAAAGGTGCAAACACCGGCGATGTGCATGCACACTGTAACAAGAGATGGCAGGACCTTGAAATACGTGAAAGAACAAAGCCCCGAGATATGTATGGCAGCCATATGTCAGACGCCGTATGCAATAGCCCATGTTAAAAAACAAACACCAGATATATGTATGGCTGCTGTATCTAAGAACGGTCACTGCATAAAGTATATTATTAATCAGACTGAGGACCTTTGCTTAGCGGCTGTTAAACAAGAACCATATGCATTAGAAGATATACGTACACCCTCATCTGCCGTATGCATTGCTGCTGTACAAACAGACGGGATGGCTATTGTTTATGTTAAGCACAAGACTCGTGATATATGTATGACCGCAGTAACTAGTAATGGAGAGGCATTGCGCTATTTGAGCAACAATCAAACACATGATTTATGTATGGCCGCTGTTAGTAATCACGGCCTTGCACTAAGATATGTCATAAGAAAGACTAAAGATATATGGCTGCTGTTAAACAAAATGGGTATGCTTTGCAATTCGTTGATAGGCAAACGCCTGCTATATGTATGGCGGCAATACAGCAAGAGTATGGCGCATTATCGTATGTCAAAGATCAAACAAAAGAATTATGTATGTATGCAATAATGATTAATCCTGATGCTGTTAAATTCGTTAAAGAGGGTATATTATCTTGATTCAAGATACAGATTATGAGATGGTTAAACGAAACGGGCATAATATACGTCATGTTAAGAAACAGACTATAGCATTACGCAGGTTAGCCATACGAGAAAATCCGTTTTCATTGGGCAGTATTGATAAACAGACATTCGAACTATGTCTTGAGGCAGTATCTGTCAATGGTGATGTAATACAATATGTGAAGGACCAAACACCTGAATTATGTATTGCTGCTGTCATGAGTAATCCGTATGCTATAGACCATATAAAAATCCAGACTTACGATCTTTGTATGGCTGCTATAAAGCAAACAGGAATAGCAATAAGTTGTATTAAAGATCAAACCCACGAACTTTGCATGGCTGCTGTTCAAGAAGATGGTAGTGCCATACGGTATATTAAGTTCCAAACTCCGGAGATTTGTTTAGCTGCTGTTCAACAGGACGGTGACGCATTAGAATATGTTAAATATCAAACTCCCGAAATCATTGCGGCGGCGATTGCAACTGATCCATATGCGTTGTCTTATGTGAAAGTCCAAACGCCCGATATATGCATGGATGCAGTTACCAGAGCTGGACGATCATTATGTTATGTAAGGAATCAAACTAAAGAGCTTTGTTTAGCAGCCATACACCAAGATCGCGATGCAATATTTGATGTAAGAATTCACGGTCCAGAAGTAGATACACTAATAGCATTATTACGTGATTAGCGTGTGTTGTTCTCAATTACAGCATTCTCAAGACCAACTACTCGCAACTTAACGATATTGGAAATTTGAAACTGCTTGATATCCATTCCTTTAACCAGGGCAAGATATTGGTTACGGACAAAGCTAACATCATTGATGATCATTGCCATGTCGACGATATCAGATTCACCATCTATGTATTTTTCTATACTACGATCAGACAAATCTTTAGCATAGCGTTCCAAATATTTACGATAATGGTCACTTCGTAATTTGTCGTACTTAATATTAAGATACTTTAGGATAGCTTCCACTTCTTGTAATTGTCCGAACCTATGTGCCATCATACCACTAAGTTCTTGTGCATTACGTTCGACACTACCTATTATTCGTGCCTCTGGTTGCGCATCGAGTAGCTCATTATTAAAGTAGTCGAGGGCAGAAGGTATCTCTGATAAATCTTTTATTATCCTGTTATACCACATATGCCCTCAACTTTCATGTTTATTATTCAGCTTCGTCGAAATCAACGGCGTCATAATCGACTTCGTCTTCTTCTGTATCCTGCTCGTAGAAATTATCTATAGCAGTGTCGATATACGAATCTTCACCTTTAATTTCAAGGAAGTCGTCATGATCTAATCCCTGTTCGGAAAATACTCTAACTACCTTGTTAGCAACATCTTCACGCTTACTAGCAGGTATATAATCTACTACTGTTTCCCATATGTCTAAAACTACAGATATATCCATATTATTCCTCCGTTGAATTATCTGACGATTCCGGATCTACTCCAGAATCTACTACTTTTGATTCATCCCACTCTGCCATTATTTGATCTAATAGTTCGTTTGGAATAGCAGCACGGAAGTACTTATGCTCTTGTCCGGTTTTGTCTGTATATTTAAGTTTATTACTATCCTTAACTAATACACCTTTCTTTTCGAATAAGTCAACTAATCCGCTATATGCATTCATACCAGTATCCCAAGGAATCTTGATTTCTACTGATTCAAATGGCTTGTTATATCTGGTTTTCATAATCTTGCATGCAGCTCTGATACCACGAACGTCGGTAGTTTTCTTACCTTCTTCATCTTCCTTTAGCTTAAGCTTACGCATAGCAACTACGATAGAACTAGCATAAACAAACCCCTGTCCGCCACTTATCTTGTCGTCTGGATCAAACATATCCTGTGATGCATATGTATGGTTAGTAACAACTAATCCAATTTCATATTCACCGAACATGTTAACGCAGTTACGGACAAGTGCTGCTAGCGCTTTAGGTTTACGTCCCATGTCACCCTTCATTTCGCCAGCCTCGAATTGGTTAACGTCAGTTGGCGTGAGCATCATACCTAAGCTGTCTAGTACAAACAAAATCTTGGGACGTTGATCAGGATCAACTGACTCATACTTTAGTTTGTAATCTTTCATGAAGTCACTGATCAATCTTGCAACGTCATCGATCATAGCCATGTTAACTTTTAACAATTTAGTGTCGTCTGTATCGACACCCAACGGTTGTAACCATTTTTCATCTAATGCATTCTCAGTATCAATCAATATTGGGAATATATCTTGTTTTTGCGCATTGCGTACAATGTTTCCCGAGCATATAAACGACTTGCCGCTGCCGCTCTGCCCTGCAAACATTGTAACTTTACCCAATGGAATTCCTTTTGTGAAATTACCACTTACTGCATAGTTAAGTGCAAAATTACCACTATTAATCCAGGTCTTTGGATCGTGGAACCCCACACTAATACCAGGTATACTTTTTGTTATATCCTTACGAAATTTTGAGACGTCAAATGGTTTCATGTTATCTTCCTTAAATTAAATCGTGTGTTAGTTATATTGTAATTCATGTTAGTTGTTATACAAGTCAATATTAGGTGGTTCTAATATTAATCGTGTCTGTCCGGCATCCCATATCCTGTCGTATCCTTGCTGTTGCATCAATTGCCATTCTGTTAATGTTTTATCTATATTGGGATTATTTTTTATCAGTTTATGTTTTTGAAATTTCATCCTATTATGTAATCCCCCATGCTTATCTACATACTGAAATCCAATTGTTGTATCACATTTTATAAATCCCAATTTTGCATAACTGTCGCCTGTCCCATATCTATGATCAACATATGTCGTAATAGATTCTGGTTTGTGTATTTTACAAAATGCACGGAGTAATTTACTCATGGCCCCGTGGACTGTGCCCGTAGTACAAAACCTATATATTTCCCATTGTTTATTAGTTGAGAATCTATTCTTTCCAAAAACCATAACCGCATAAATGTTACCTAATTTATCAATCAGTCCATATGACTCACCGTGCAAATGTCCTTGGATATGATGATTGTCGCAGAATGTTGTAGCTTCTGTTTGTGATAGTTTTGTCACACGTAATTTTCTACCAGCCATTTTAACTACATTTGCATGCAATTTATTAAGGATAATATTTTTGACTATATTTTGTTTGTTTATCCATTCATGATCAAATATAGTCAACAACGTTATATTGTTGGCATGGGCATTTATATATTTTGTCATATGATATTTTTTATCTTTATTACCAGACAGCTCACTATGGAAATAAATTCCACAATATTCTATAGCTAAATTATATTTTGGTATGTATATATCTAACTCATATGGTGCAATCAATGTTCTATCATTATTAACATGATCTATACCAATCGACGTTAACCATTCAGATATTTCTCTATGACCACTACTGACAATTGGTCTATATACAATATCTGATTGTAATCCAAATTCAATTACTTTTTTACCGGCGGTGGTTTCGTTAATACCTAACATCTGTGCAATTTCTGACAAAGATTTTCCTATAGCAATTTTAGAAAATAATTCTTTATTATGTAAACATTGCAATACATCGTCGGATAAATGTATTTGTTTAACATTTGATATATGATCACCGTATTTTTCTTTTACTGACGCCATATGTTCTACTTTTCCGGTATCACTTTGCATATAATGATCTGCGCCATAGTTTTTAAAATATGTATGTTTTTTCTTCTCTGATATATTAGGTATCTGTGACGGATTATTAACTCCGTACTTTGCAGCCAACGTAGTTTTAGCTTTTGCTAACCTAACACCGCTACTTTCCTTAAGCTTTAAATTTATATCTGTCCGAACAGTTGATTTACCTGATAACACTGTTGTGACACCGTACCTTACCATATTTGTTTCTTCTGTGCGGCGGCGCACATCTTGCGTTGATTGTGGATGAGGAGTACCATACTTGCGAATGCATGTAGCTATCTTAGCTTTTTGCACAGCGGGGGCAGAGGCTGCATGATAAACACCATATTTCTTAAATGTTGTTTGTCTCCGACGATCCTGTGTTATAGCTCGCTCTTCCGCCGTTTTATTAGCCTTTAATGCCATCACTTGTTCCGTTTGACAAGGACAATAATGTCCGCAGACTTTTCCATACCCTTTATTATAACTAATAAATGCTGGTAACTTACCTCTATGGCATGATTCAGGGTATCCGTGTAATAATATCCATATAATTTCTTGAAGTGATTTATTTTCGAGATTAACTAAATTAGTCAATTCTGCATGTAACACCGGATATTTTGCCAAAGCTAACTCCATCTTAACAAATGACTTTCTGCCATCCATAAGTGTTTTTAGATCTGTTAACAAGGCCGGGTCTATCTGCATGTTGAGTCACCGGTCCTAGATGATTAACACCTAGGACCGCTTTCTATCGTTGATTTATTTAGATTGCTGACGTCTACGAATAGCAGCGAGAATCTCATCAGGGGACTGTGCCTTAGGTTTTGATTCTGGTGCTGTAGATGGTGCAGCCGACTTAGTGTCAGGTTCGAATGGTGGTTCGCTTGCTGGCGTCTTAGCTGCAATCTTGCTCATTATAGTTGCGGCAGTCACATCGCTCTTCGCGACTGGTTCTGCAACATGAGCTGTAGCTGTCGGATTGTCAGATTGGAAAGAATCTGAACGCATACCGTTCGGTTTAAAGAACTGGCCCCAACGATCCATGTCATACAATTCGTCATTGACGCTTGCATGGAACATTTCTATGATAGCTGCTACGCCATCATCGTCTGGCTTCTTAGGTAAGAACTGTCCGAGGTTTGATAATCCAAACTTCTCGATTGCATCATTCTCATCTGAGTTAAGCGGACGTTCCTTCATACTCCATGAACTGCTAGCATAATTTGCATAGCCGCCCTTTGTAGTCTTACTAAGATAGAAATCGCGGCCGTTGACATAGTCAGTTGGGCTGTTTTCTAAATCCTGACGCATAAGGATGCCTTTAATAACATCAAATATGCTTGGGTTAATAATAAGTCTACGTATTGGATTTTCGGGTGCGTTATCTTCCTTGTTAGGATTGTTTGAAACAAGTCCCTGGAATAGATAACTCTTCTTACGCCAGTACTTACGTGCCAGATCTTCTAATGAAGGATCCTTCCACCAAGTTCTAGTTTCTGCCGCAATTGGGCATGTACCTGGTTTCCACATATCCATACATGGAACCTGGACTTCTACAGGCTTAGAGTCATTTTGACCCTTAACACCGACGAACGGTATCTTAATAATAAGACGTTCAACCCAGAAGAAATCGTTAGTCTGATCGCCATCTGGTAAAAATCTTATTGTTGCTGTACTGCCTTCGGGATTATTCCAGAACGGGTAAATGCTGTTATCGCCGCCGAACTGGCCATTTTTACCTCTGTCCTTTCGAGCCTGTTGCTCGAGTAACTTCGCTTGTATACTTTTTAGATCTAATGCCATTTTTTGTGCCTCCTTGTGTGCCTCATAATGTGCCTCATAATGTGCCTCATATTGCTAAAGACAATTAACAAACAATTTCTTACTTGTTAACTGACAGTATATTTATGTCGTTTCTAAGATTGATAATCAATAAACAAATAATATATTAATTACTTCGCACGACAAGTTGTGAAAAGGTCACCGTAATAATAGTCAGGGCTCGATTTATGTATATCAGCGCTTTCTACGCCCATTGGTATAAAAGGGAAATTCGCGTCACGGTTGGTCATTGCAGGTGCAATAAGATAGCATCCAGAATAATATTGTTCATTACCGTCTATATCTGTTGCTTGTAATTTAATAGGCACGCCGAAAAATAATCTGCCTGATTCGGCTCGTATAACATCTACCTCACCGATCAATAATTCGTCGTTTGCTGTATTCATGAAGCCATTTATATATTCGTTTAAATCTACCGTGGGATGTCTAAGATATGAATAAGCCCGTGAATATTGGCGTAAATTTATAGCATTATAAAGTGAACTTACTAATAGTTCCGGACTCGATCTATTGTCCATGTACCTTGATGTATTGTTCATATATTCTATATTTGGATTTGCTAATACTATAGCAGAACTTGCTAATAGCATCGCCATTGCTGATAATAATCGTTTCATAAATAATGTCCTTTGTTTAGGACAAGTATGTTCTTAAGTTTGTATAAATCAAACTTATTTGTTAGCTAATGTGGTACGAACACTAGACTCTATAGCATCTAATTCAGGCCAATTAATATTAGCTTCTCGCAATGTCTGTATCCTACGTAAAATATCAGATAACGAATATTCTGTAGTGCGTTTAATATTACTCAACATACTAACAATGATGTTTCGTTTTTCATCATTGAATAATTTATTAAGATCTAAAACATCTATATCTAACCAACTCACTCCAAGATCGCAAAATACCTTAAGCTTCTTAATAGGAGACATGTCGTGCCAACGTAATACATCATTTGCCAGTCTTTTCGATATTTTATTCTTATTCTTGTTAAGTTTATCTATTATCGCATCTGTATCTATAGGTAATTTTTTATTAATAATCAATTCTAGACGGCTTGCTGCCCCATCAAGGCTAGTAGGAATATCATAAAGAATCTGTTCTGTTACTTTTTTACCGGCTTTTTGCCTAAACACATTTATATCTAACCACGGTAACTTAATATTATGCTTTTTGGCGATGGTTATAACATCATTAACACATTTCAATGGATCGGCATACCCTATATATAATGATACACAGTAATTCAAAATATCAAGTATTTTATCTTTATTCTCAATTAGCTTGTTCTCTATTTCATCTGATGACATTCCACTTGTTAATAATCTTTTAATATATGCTGCAACATCACTATCGGCTACTAATTCTGCATCAAGTGTATTAGTCTTGTTAGATAACATATGATCCTGTTTAACCGTAGACATGCCGACAAAAGATGACGTATTCATCTTAACGCCACGAACATATACAACATTTTGTGCACCAACCGGATTGTTAGCACCATATCTATACCATACTAGTCCCGGCGCTGTAACGACAAATGTCATCAATCCAGACGGTGCAATTGCTGCTGCCAGATATTCGAATTTTAATCCATTTCGTTTCAGAATTTCTAATAACTTATCATAATTCTTTTGTTGCATCTCGAATCTATAATAAGCCGGATCGCCTTCGTACGCGACATTTCTTGCATGTGCAGGATTGGCAATAAAACCTTTGCCACCTGTTGAAATCTTAGCTGGACCTTTGGCTTCTAATATGATATCTTTGAGTCTCATTTTTTATGAACCATATTCGTATTTAAACTTTGTAGTATTGCATCTATCTCGGACCAATGTATGTTATGTCGTTTTAGTCCAGTACATACCACATGTGCATCAACTAAACCGGGTTGGTAACCAATGTTCCTGTGTATAGAATTCAATATAGATTTTAATATATATTTTTTGTACTTATCGATATTTTTTCTAAGCCACGGATCGTTAACAGTTACACCTGCTAACAAATTTCTAATTGATCCTAACTGCCAGTCATACTTCTTACACATAACTAAATATATTTCGGGGGTTCTATTTTTTATAAATCGTGCAGCACCTACATTTTGTTTGACCGCAGCCAAACATATCTCAGGTGTTTGATTTTTAACAAGTTCAATTACCATGCCGGTTTGTTTAACAGCGGCCATGCATAGTTCTGGGGTTTGCTTAGCAACCCAATGTAGTGCAACCCCATTATCCATAACTGCTGCCATACACATCTCCGGAGTCTGTTTATGAACAAACCGTAGCGCACAACCACCTGATCTAATAGCAGCCATACATATCTCTGGGGTTTGTTTGTTTACAAATTCCAATGCATCTGCGTTGCGTTGTACGGCAGTAAGACATATCTCGGGTGTTTGTTTCTTAACATATTCTAGTGCCATGCCGTTTTGTTCAACAGCAGCCAAACATATATCAGGTGTTTGTTTGTTGACATATTGCAAGGTGTATCCGTTCTGTGATACAACATATTTGCATACAGCATATGTTTTTTCTTTTGAAGGTATATACTTAAACTTCGACATGCCATTGATATTGAGATAAGATATTGTTTTTCTCTCTTCTGCCGTAAGACTGCCAGGAGATGTGTTAGCCTCTAATATAAGTTGAGACAATCTCATTTATTTTAATCCAGCAAGTTCTTCGATTCTATTCAACGACGACACGTTCTTAACCTGCTCAAGAGCAAACGTAATTTGTTCCTTACTTGGGCTGTCACCGGCATACATAAGCTCGGCTATGTTTCTAAGCTCTGCTGCGGTAGTATCGTCATTTGTCTTAGATGCCAGGTTAGTCAACTTATCAGCCAATGCAGTGTTATCGTTTGCTGCCTGCGGGGCAGTCTGTGGTTCTTGCAAACGTATAATATATCGTGCTGCTGTACCCAACACATCGTTCTCAGGTGCATCAACATCTGTGATGTTGCAATCTTGTAAGAACTTCTTGTGCAATTCGTCTGTGCCTGCATTGGGAACATTTTGTCCATTGCCAGCAAGTGCAGGGCTCATCTTGGCATAACCGCGTGGACCGGCCAATTTCTTAACATTACTATTCACATCACGTAACGCAGACTGCAACATATCACTTTCACTCTGCAAACCGGCTTTACGTAGCATGCCCCTTGCTTTCTTAATGCCCATGTAATCGTGACTCAAACCTTTTATAGCTTCTGCAATCTCGTCATTTACAATACCACCATTACTAATGTGACGTGCCATTGCTCTAGCGCCGGACACATGTATGTATGGATAAGCAAATCGTTCGCCTAGCTTGTTTTCAATGAATACATTCTTGATATTACGGAATCTACTACCATTCTTAGTTTCGTCGATAGCACCACTATGACGTATTATCAACTTGCATTCGCCAACCTTTTGATAACTACTCTTAAGGCTATGTCCGTATACTTTGCTGATATCTTTGCTTTCTTTTAATTCGTCCATCATAAGGTCCTTAGCTTTAATAGTACGATTGAGTTGTGACCATGTAACAGGCAACCCTTCTCTACTATCTATGTTCTCGTCCAAACTTTTCTTTAGTTTGTATACTTCATCAAAATCTTGTTTATTTGCTAGATTCGGAGTTTTCAGATCTAAGTGACTATTGCTGTCATCTCTGTGCAATGCTAACAATATAGTGAAGTTCTCTAGTTCTGGATTGTTACTCTTAATAGTAGCTAAAAATCTAACTGCATCATGCGGATTGTTCGTTTTTTGTCCGCCTTCGTTAATCATACTGACAGTAAACCCAGCGCCGATGAG